CCCTCCGCCATTACACGACACAGTTCAACGGCGAACGGTACGAGAAGATCTATCTTGAGAATGAATCATGGATGGACACTCCAGATCCAACCCTGACGCGTAACTTTGTCATGTCGAATCTGTGCATGGATCTCATGATGCGCGGACGCGCTTTTCTCTATGTGACTTCACGCAGCTCCGCCACTGGACGGCCTCTCGCTTTCCAATGGATGCCCTGCGAAATGGTTGACACATTGGATCAGCCCGGCCCACAGTTCTTCGGAAAATCCAACAGCATTACATTCAACGGGATCAACATTCCGACACAAGATGTCATCCAATTCCTCGCACCCGTTCAAGGATTCCTCTGGACAGGTCGCCGAGTCCTAGAGACCGCCATCAAACTAGACCGCTCCGCTGAACGCTTCGCCTCAAATGAGATCGTCGCTGGATACTTACAGCAGACCGACAGCTCTGAACCGCTTGACGCTGAATCACTTGGTGAGCTCGCTGCAGCATGGTCAAACGCTCGACGCGTGAACGCTGTCGGAGCCTTGAACAGTGCTGTCAAGTACGAACAATTTGACACCGACCCCAGCAAGCTCCAGCTCGTGGAAGCGCGAAACTTCAGCGCACTCGAACTGTCACGCGCGATCGGAGTTCCGGCGTACCTTCTCGGAATCGGGATCTCTGGTTACAACTACAGCAACGCGACACAGGCCAAGCAGGATCTCTATCTGCTCGGAGCCAAGCTATACATGGATTGCATCCAAGAAACCCTCAGCGGAACAGACATCCTGCCTCGTAATAGGTTCGTGGAGTTTGACACCGAAGATCTGATAGAAGATGTTGCAATGAATCGCTCAGAGATTGACATTGAACAACCTGCCTCTATGCGAACACCTCAGGAGATGCCCTCATGATTCGACTTACTGCTCAACAGATCACACTTGACGCTTCCGCCGATGGCGAACCATCACGCCAGATCACTGGGCTCGCCGTTCCTTGGAATGTCAAGGCCCAACTGAGTGGTGGCGAGAGTGTGATATTCCTTGAGGGCTCACTTCCCGAAGATGGCCCGATGCCGAAGCTCTTGGAATACCACGACGAGACACGCGTCATCGGTCGCGTCACCGAGCGCGTGTCCACCGCCGAGGGCATGATGTTCGTCGCCAAGCTCAGCGCCACTCGTGCAGCTGACGACGCTCTCGCACTGCTCGCTGATGGCGCTCTAGATTCGGTCTCCGTTGGCGCAGTGCCTACAAAGTTCAAACGCCTCGCAGACGGGACTCTAGAGGTCTCTGAAGCGAAGTTCGTAGAGCTCTCGGTCGTCACGACACCGGCATACGCCGACGCTCAGGTCTACTCAGTCGCTGCCTCTTCACCAGAAGAGGAAGCACCCGACGAAGAAGAAGAAACACCAACCCCAACCCAAACATCCGAGGAGGATGAAATGTCAGAAGCAATCGAAGCAGCAGTACCCACTGCTCCAATCCAATACGCAGCAGCGAAGCGCGAGTTCAAGCTTCCCACTATTGCGGAATACATGGTCAAGTTCATCGCTGGCGGAAGCGAGTTCGCAGAGTTCAACTCTCGCATCGCTGCAGCCGCTCCAAATGTGACGAGCACTGACGCGCCGGGCCTTCTACCGGTTCCGATCATCTCGCCGATCTATAACAATTTCGTGGCGAACTATAGGCCCCTCATCACGGCAATGGGCGTTCGCCAAATGCCGGCATCCGGCAAGGTGTTCATCCGTCCGAAGGTCACCACACACACGACCATCGGCGCATCAAATGGCGAACTCGTCGCACTCGATCAAGGTACTTTTGTCGTGGACGACATCCAGATCACCAAAGCCCTCTACGGTGGCTATGTCAACTTGTCGGAAGAGTCAATGGACTTCACCTCGCCCGAAGTTCTCGGTGCATTGATTGACGACATGGCACGCATCTACGCGAACGCCACCGATATCGCAGCTTGCACAACTTTTGAAGCTGGAGTTAGCCAGACCGAAACTTTGACCAGCGCAACTACTCCGGCTGACTGGGTGTCGTTCATCTACAACTCAGCTGAGCAGATCTTGACCAACTCAAACGGCAACCTGCCGAATGTGCTCGTCATGTCACCGAACTATTACGCAGTGCTCGGAGCTTTAAGCGATGATGCTGGTCGTCCATTGTTCCCAAATGTCGGCCCACAAAACGCGTTCGGCACAACTGCAGCAAGCAATTTCAACGGCAACGCTTTCGGCTTGAATCTTGTGGTTGACCGCAACTTGAACAATCAGGTCTATGTCGGTGACAGCACTGGCTTCGAATGCTGGGAACAACAGCGCGGAGCTGTCAGTGTTGAACTTGCAGACGGTGCGCTCGGTCGTGTTATCAAGTTCCGTGGCTACTTCTCGTCTGTCATGATTGACGCGACGAAGTTCGTCAAGCGAGCCTGAACCGACTAGACGAGTAGAGGGAACGAACGATGGCAACATTTACAGTCACGCATCAGATGGTGCTTGACAATGTTGCCGTCGTTCAGACTCTTGAAAACACTGACATAGCGATCGGTCAGACGATCACACTGTCAGGATGTGCAGCACAGCTCAACGGCAGCCATATCGTTTTCGCTGTACCGACCTACCTCTTTCTCGGAACAGATGAAGAAGGCGACTACCTTTTTGATCCCGATGTCATCATCCCGAACCAGTTGCTCTTCCAAGATGTCGGCGACGACCTCCCTCGAGAAGCAGTTGATCCAGTCGGCTCGCTCGTCTGGACTCAGACCTGCACATGGATCACAGTCAGCGATCTCACCGAGTTCCTCGGAATAAGCGGAGCCACCGCCAACGACACAGCTTTCATGACCTCATCAGTTAACGCTTCAAATGCTTGGTCATTCAAACGCAGAGTTCAGGCCGGCTATCACGACAGTCTGACGACCGTCCCTGATGCTGCAGTCAAAGCTGGTGTCGTGCTCATGGCTGCATCGTTGTACCGTGAGCGCGGAAGTTTGGACTCCTTTAACAGTTTCCAAGACATGAACATCAGCGCACCTGTCGCTTCAATGGGCCGAATCAACCAGTTGCTCGGCATCAAGAGATCGCAAGTGGCATGAGATGGCTGGCATCTTCACAGAAACGATTGATGCTGTCTCAGCGACGATCACGGCTCTCGGCCTTGTGCCGGTCACTGATCCTCGGAACGCTCGACCTCTTACTGTATTCATTGAGCTTCCTACTTTCAGTTCGTTCAATAACCAAACGGCGGACATCACGATTGATCTCCGAGTGTTGGGCGCGCCACCCGGCAACCAAGACACTACGGACTACATACTCGGAGTCGTTGATCAACTAATGGACTCCTCTCTCGCAGTTATCTCTGGCAGACCTACGATCGCGTCAATCGGATCTGCCGAGTTACCTGCTTATGACCTCACAATTAGAATCGGCACTAGCCGCGTATAAAGGACAAAACAATGAGCACAGTTACTTACTTATCCAACCCCACCGTCACCGTCACAAGCCCTTCGGCGATGACTCTCACCGATCACTGCTCAGCAGCGACCTTGACACTCACCGCTGAGGCACTCGAGAACACGGCCTTCGGTCAGACCTCACGCACCTTCACCGCTGGGCTTTACAGCAATGAGCTCACGCTCACAATGTTCCAGAGTTACGGCGCAACCGAAGTTGAAACCATGCTGAACTCAATGTTCGGCGTAATCTCCACCATTGTTATCAGCCCTGCCGGCGCAACCGAATCAGCGAGTAATCCCGAGTACACCTTGACAGGTTGCTACTTGGAGACCGTGACTCCGATCTTGACGACTGTCGGCGAGCTTTCAGTAGTCGAGGCCACCTTTAAGGGCGGAACTTTCGCACGCGATATCACCTGATCTAGTAAGTAATCCGAACCCCGACTAGGAGAACCAATGAAACTCACACTCAGTATCAGACTCGCCGATGGCGAGACCTACCAAGTAACGACAAACCTTTTCGTCATCATCTCGTGGGAGCGTAAGTTCAAGCGACGAGCATCAGATCTTTCAAGTGGGATCGGGATGGAAGATCTAGCCTTCATGGCCTATGAGGCCAGTAAGCAGCAAGGTCATCCAGTCCCGATCTCCTTTGATGAGTTTGTCAAGAAGTTAGAAGATCTGGAAGTCGTGGAGACTGCATCCGC